GGGTATTCTCATATGTTGCCCTCGACGAATCGGCATACATTCCGCTGCGTTGCGTCACTACCCCATTCATCACCTGCCCTACTCCGTCGGCACGCCCATACCGCCCACGCTCCACATCCTCAGCAAATCGACGGAGGCCCGGAAACTTACCCTCTACCCCGGCCCACTGGTCGAATATTTTAGGCTCGACCTTTTTCCAGTCGGCAGCCGACATATTCTCAAATCCGCCCCGAGCAAGAGCCGCTTGCCCCATGTGCAGCAGCTTTGTCTGCTCCTTCATCGCCGCGTACCATTCGGCGGTGTCGATTTTGCCTTGCTGGAGTTTCAGTGATATGTCGGAGATGTTGAAACGCGCGGTTTTTATAAGCGCTTCCGCACCAGCCTTCTGCAGTGCCGGGTCGATCGCTTTACCACGTAGGTAGAAGCGCAGTTCGGAGCGGGAGTAGGTGAACGGGTTATTGGCTGTCATTTGGATTGATTTGCACGGCGGCGACCAACGCGAATCGCGATTAATGCCTTGCCGGTAAGCTCCTTGAATCGCGCCCGCTGTAATTCCTCAGTAGCGGTTTCGGTTGACGTGCAGCAACGGTCATTGATAAACACACTCCATGCAACATCAGCGGCGTCGATTAGCGTCCTGAGCTCTTCAATCTCTTGCTGTGCCATTCGCTCTCCGCCTCCCATTCCTAAATTCTTTTTGGAACGCGCGAAAATAAATGGTGTCTGTGGAGTTCACGCCACGCCGGCACTGGCATTTGTAGATCCAATGCAGCGGGTGTTTGACGACGTGCCACCACCAGGCGAATTTGATTGGTATGGTTACACTCATTCTATATGGGCCTCCGTCCTACCCTGTTGACCGCACTGGCTGCATTGAAGGTCATTCACAGGACACTCTACTGGAAACACAGCGACCCATCGGTTGCCGCACTCGACACACTCCACCGTCGCGTCACACCATCCCGGCTCAGCGGCCCTGACTTGGTCCTCAATGGTTTGGCTTAGTTCGCTCATTCTAGTTCCGCCTCCCACATCCCCTTCAATTTCTCCGCCCGAACCGTTTTAATCACTTTGCCATCGAGATATTTCACCGGTCCCTCCATGCCCTTCACCTGTTGCCGCGCTTTCTCGATGTCGGCAAGGCCAATCACAGCCTGGGCTGCAAGGCTTTCAGCGTCCTCTTTAGGCAGTGGCATTAGCTAACTCCTTCGGTGCCGGGAATTTATCCCCAAAGCTCAGCATATCAGCCGCATTCACAGCCTCGCTATACGCCCTGATGTCGGCCTCCTCCGCCCCGTCCTGCTCCATCTGCCACACCACCGGCTGTTCCGCCGCTATACCGGCCTGTATGGCCCCATACTGCGCGGTCTTGAGCGCCGCCCGCTCCATCGGCGTCATGGCCACGAGCGGTCGGTCGTCAATGTCGAAATTAATCAAACCGCGAGCATAGGAGTTGAGGTCGTAGGGGCTAAACTTTTTCTGCTGGTCGGTCGGGTTGCGCCAGCCGCCAGCCGGTGACGATTCGCGCAGCCGCATCCCGCCAATACTCACGCACATCTGATGCACGCGGATGGTCGCGGAGTCGTAGCCGGCGCGAGCGTTCTGAATGTGGCCTTTCACATCGCCCATTAGGATTTCAGCCGCCACACCGGTCACTTCACCCATTGAACGCAGCTGTGAATACATCGTGGCCTCGGGGTGGTCGTGCTCCACCTCAATCAGCATTGATTTGATGCGCTCCTCAGCAGCGGAGATGTCGAGATTGCCAGTCAACGGATGCACGGCAACATTCTCACCATCGACCTTGAGAATCTTTAAATCACTCTCTGCGTTCTTGGTAGCATCCACGGAGGCGATGTCGATCTTACCGCCACCGCTGATGAGGTTTGGGCTCTGCGACTGGACACGGATATAAGCGTCTACCCGCGTGGCCAGGGAGTTGAGTAGCTCGATCTTATTCCAGTTGCGCACAGCAGGCGCGCCCGGCAGCGAGTCGGTTGCCCGGTGCGCGTTATACACCAGCGGCACGAATCCATAATCGTTATCACGCTCCGCACCGTTGCCGTCGTAGTCGAATAAGTTGTCGTCCCGGTAAGTGCTGATGGTGTCGCGGGTCACGACTTTGCGGTAACGAAACGAGCGCTTGTCTACTCTCGAATAGAACGAATATTGCTTATCGTAGTAGGTGATATTCCCGCGCGGGTCAAATTCAATATCTCGAATATGTTCCGGCTGCACCACCTGCGGCCAGACGCGGCCGGCGGCGAAATCCTCCACAGCCTCAAGGAACACATCGCCCTTAGCTGCTCCAGTCGTCACCATCCAGGCTTTTTTCTGCTGCCAGTTGCCCCACTGCCAGAGCTGACCGATCGCCGCTTTCAGCTCCGGCGGCGTGTCGCGTGAAAGCGGGATCGCCAGTTGCGCGCCTTCGGGCAGGTTGCGCCCGTCCTCACTCAGTACTCCCTGGTAAATGTGCGCCGCGTAGAAATCGACAATCACGGTAGCAGGATTGTAAATGGGTCGGGTCTTGACGTACAGCCCCTCGGTGGCAGCGTAGGCGGACCATCCACCCAGCGCGTTAAATGCCTGGTTGGTGTAGATGTTCCAACCCAGCGCATATTGGCGCGTACGGTCGGCGTAGAGGTCATTAACGGCGCTTTCGCCAGGGTTGGCCAGGGTCAGCTTAAACGCGCTGATAGCGTTGCGGGTTGCGGTCATGTAGTTGCTCCAGGACATGGCGTTATATGTTGGCGATGGCGTCTTTCGCAGCGTCGCTAAATTCGATAGTGTGTTTATTCAGCATCAATTCACTAAACAATATCACAAGGGCATCCATGCGTCCCGGCGACTCCATGCCGGGCCTGTAGGTGCATAACTGGTGTTCGCAATCGTGCAGCGGCGTCATCGGAAAATGCAGCCGCCCATCCTCGCACAACTTTTGCACCGGCTCTGCTCTGATTAGTTTACCCCGCGACACATAAATAATCTTGACAGGTGGCGCATCGTCCACAGTGGCGATTGTAGACTTCACCATTTCGCCCATAAAGTTGCCCTCGCCTAACAGCACATCAGCGCCCAACTCGTGGTATAAATCTACCCCGGCCTGTGCCCATGTTTTCGCGCTTGCCCTGATAGATTTGTCCGATAGCACAAACCCGTGCAGCTGCCCTTTCCACTCTGCAATCGCACCACCGATTATCCCGGCTTCGTCGCCACCGGTTGCCCATGACGGATCTATCGCCACTCCGACACGCAGCCATTTTAGATGTTGGATCTCGGCCTGGGTAAACCTGAACGGCTCAATGTCCCGCTCCCGCTGCCACAACCCGTCCTCAACCTCATCAACTTTGTGCTGTGCCTCCCGCTCGAACGCCGCCCGGCCCCAGTCGTTTAGCTGCTGTTCACAGGTCGCTATGTCCTGCCCTGCCCACGTCGCCTCGCCCTCGGTAATCCGATACCGCTGCTTGCCTGTCTCATCCTCAAAGCGCTCGTATTGCAGGCCGACAATCGCCGGCTCGGCGGGCACCTGGTCCCGACTCAATAGAAAGTCGGCAGTGTTGTTTTCTAACTGACTCGCTATGCTGCCTTTGTGGATCAGGTTTTGGATAAACAATATCGCGCAGTCGTTTGCGCCAGCCGGCAAGATACTTTCAGTGATTGTTGCAATCTTTTTCGCCACCGTCGCGCTGGTATCGTGTCTCCCATCGACGTCATCTAACACCACCCAATCAGGCCTAAAATCATCCAACTTTACGCCACGGCTCGCAGCGTCCAGCCCCAGCGCCAGCACGTTGAACCCGGTCGAGGTGCGCAGTAGGTCGACTTTCCAGCCCTTGCTGTGACCGTATTTGCCGACGTGCCTATCGACGCCAATATCCTCGAATTTCTGTCTAATCGTCTCTACATGTTGGTTCGCCTGGTCCTGAGTGCCGGAGACATACAACACAAATCGCCGCGCCGGTCGGGTTTCACCGTCATGGCTCACCATCTTAGTGCCGACGAACACGCAGCCCAGCTCCGCCACGGTCGATTTTGCGCCTCCCCTGGGCCAATACTCGCCACGCGGCAACGGCCTGACTCCCGGCGTTAGTGCATCCATCCATTCCCACAGTCGAGCGTGGCGGCCGCCTTCGGGCATGGGGTGGTAGGCGGCGCGGGGGAAATAGGTGGCGAGCCATTGGCGCCAGTCCGAGTTGTCAAGGTTCGTTTCCGCTACCTGACTATTCGCCAGTGCCCGCCGCGCCAGCTCCTCCAACGCGGCCCGCACCGATGATGGCGAGTAGCTCGGCTTCGGTTTTGTTGGACATGCTAACATCTAATCGCTCCCGATACTTCTCCGGTCGGTGCGCCTTCAGCAGGAATATCAACAACGTGTCGCTGCTACTCCTTGCCCGCGTGACCGCTACCGCCTCCAGCGAGTCTACAGCGTCCTCCATGGCCGTCTCCCATTGCTCCTCAAAGTCTGGGAACGCGGCCTTGTGGTTATACGATGTCTTGCGGTCAACCTTAGCTGCATGGCACGCGGCGCGGACGTTGCCACTGTTTTTTAGCGCAGCGATGAACGACGGATGCCACGATAAATCCGCCTCGGCACCGCGCCCGCCTTTTTTAGGTGTGGAAAATTGCTCTTTCTTAGGTGGTGTTTTGGTTGCCATTTTCTATCAACTCTGCTTGTTGGCCGGTGGCGTTTTCCCATCGCTGGATGATAACGTCGCAATACTTTTCCGATATTTCGATACCGTAGCACTTGCGACCGGTTTGCTCGGCGGCGATTAGAGTGGTGCCGGAACCGAGGAACGGGTCGTAAATAATATCGGCAGGCTTACTACTATGAGTAATTGCGTGGACAGGCACCCCCACCACCTTCTCGGTTGGGTGATTTGTTTCTTTTGACTTTGCGATAGTCCAGACACATAAAGCGTGACCGTCATCAGGAAAATTGAAAGTGTGTTTTCCTCGCGTTCCATACGGTATGAGTTCAGCATTCCAAGTCCAATGCCGCTTCATCAGAGACGGCATCGGGTTCGGTTTGCTCCAAACGCACCACGAATGATGCGTCGCCCATTCGCCCATCCACGACCACACAACAGGAGAAAGGTGATGGGAAGAGCAAACATAAACCGTCACGTCATCAGCGAGAACTGAAAATATGCAGTCAAGCGCAGGGCGCAAATCAAAATCCTTGTCCCATTCCGCATCCTTTAATCCCTGCATTGACTTGCTACAGTCCGCAGCGATTATAGCGTTCTCGCTTCCGTAATTATATGGAGGGTCGGTAAAAACCATATCGGCTTTCTCCCCACCCATCACTCGCGCCACATCACCCGCCTTCGTGCTATCTCCGCACAACAAACGGTGCCGCCCCAACCGCCACAAATCGCCGCTCTTGCACCGCGTCTCGACATTCTCCGGTATCTCGTCAGGGTCGCCGTTAATGCCGCCGTCGTCGCCCTCTACGTCCGCAATCAGCGCCTCGAACTCCTCCCCTGTAAACAGGTCGCTCAAATCAATCCCGTCCGCCACAATGCCCGCCAGCACCGCCGCGTCAGGGTCGTAGTCGAGTTGTGCGATTCTGTTGGCAGCCACGCCCAGCCTGCGCGCTTTCGGGTCGTCGGCAGTCGGTATGTCGGTGCGCCTGTGAATGATAGGACGGCTGCCGTCACTTTCCACGACGATGGCATCCTCAAATCCGGCGCTGGCCCCGACCTCGATGCGCGCCGAACCGTCAAAGCTCTCACCGTCGTTTGCAACAGTGATCGCGCCCAGCCAGCCGTCTTTTTGGATGCTGTCCTGCAACAGGCCCAGACCGCGCGGGGTGTGCTTGTTGCTGTTGACTCGCTGGGGTGTCAAGTCTGTAATTTTCTTTATCACTTTTCCCTGCACTTTTTCCCCCTCATCGTATCGCTGCCCACGTTCAGCGCCCACCGCTGCCGGCAGTCCGGCTCCATCTCTGCCAGCCGTTGCGCCTGCTCGGGCTCCAGGTGCACGCCATAGCCGGCCATGTCGCGCTCGGTGCCGCATAGGTATACGGTGGTTGGAGCTAGTTCTTCGAGCGTGTTAATCATATTACCCCTCCACCCTCAGCCATCAAATCTATTCGACCGCGCATTATCGTTGAATATCGCAACAACCAACAATAACACGATGACGACCAAGGCAACGACCGCAATAGTTTCCATCATATTACCCCTCCACCCTCGCCACAAGCTCGCCCACCGCCTGCGGTTTCGGCCAATACTCAGCCTGCACGTCGGCCAGGTTAGCCGTCTCCGGCGAGAAAGCCGTGAAAACCGCCAGCCGGCCTTTGTAGCCACTGGCCCGGACATAGCCGCACAGGTAGAACCCGCTTGACCCCGGCATCTCCTGGTCGGTCACAATCAGGTCATACTCCTGGCCGCCCGCTATGGAGCTATCAAACAG